AGTGGAAATGAAAGTTTTAAATCATATCAATTCTTACCCGACTTCCATCAAGACTGGCCTAAACAATGGCATGAGTACGGTTTAATGGATCCACGAGGATCAATGTCCTCCCCCCTCTTACTTGCCGCAGACGCAACCGCAGCAATCCGAAGAAATGAATGGGATCCTAGTGTACATTCAACTTTAGATGCCGGGAATCCACTTAAGTCTGGGGATGATCGTCAAAGGGGACATGCAACACAGGAGGGATCGTTCATGGCAAATGACGTTTACTCCTCTGATGATGTGACCTCCTATGTTTACTCTGGAGGTTCCAAATCTACTTTAAATGACTCTGGTTTTGTCAGAGGGTATTTGACAAAAGAATGGGCACGAGTTTGGGAAGCGTATGATGGTTATGATGAAATTTCAGAATTATGGAGATATGATGTAAGCGGTGAATATGAATACGGTGTTCACGATGGTGGACCCAATGATTTGTATAACAAAAACCAAACAGATTACTTTGACTTATTAGAGAAGAACTTCTCACTTCAATTTGTCGTATATGCAAGAGAACTTTCACTTGGTTGTCGAAACGATTTTGAGTGTTCAAATCCAGATGGTCCTGTTCCAATTCCACCGGCACCTGAAGATGAGGATGAAATTTTTGACATATATCAAAACTGTCCTGCACAATATCTTAGACCAGATTATGCCGGTGAGGCACTTGATATTGGGTTCGGAGATTTTAATCCATTCTCAGATGAGTTTTTAGATTTCTTTAGTGCTGATTTCGATCCAGATTTAGAGGAACCAAGTTTGCTTGAACTTGAAATTCTCGAACGAGAAATTGATGAGTGTCAACTTATTGAGGATCGGTTGGGTAAAGATTATCTTGGTTGCGACTACTCAAATCCAAAAGCGGTTAATAGTTGTGGATGTCCAGAGAGAGGTCAAAAATACTCTGACTATCTTAAGTATGTCAGCACATATGCCACATTCTGGGAAACTCCAGATCAAACACCACTAAGAAGAAACGCACTGATGAATCAATTGGAAACACAAAAAGCATCCATCACAGTTGCGGGTGACTTAAATGTTAGACCTGGGTTTGTGTTAAATGTTGATAATCCCAAATCACCCGAGAAAGAAGAGGCCGAGTATTCTCAACACAGAATCGCAGGTAAATGGTTTGTAACCGGAATCAAACATGTCATGAGTTCGCAAAGTCATGTGATGTCGTTTAATTGCAATAGAGATAGTAATCCACAATCTGTGAATGTTTTTAGAGGACCACCTAAATACTCATAAATAAACCGGAGAAAAAATGCCACAAAAACTTATAGCAAAAAATAGATTTGTTGATTTTGACTTGGCGTTCACCAAAGTTGGTGATTCACCTCCGTATGATATTGCACTTAAGAAAGATATTAACTCAATTCAACAGTCAATAAAAAACATAATTTTAACCTCTTTGGGTGAAAAGCCGTTTAATCGCACCTTTGGTGGTAACTTAGTGGATTTACTTTTTGATAATGTGGCAGACGATTCTGTCATCGCTGATCTTTTTACACAAATCCAATATACGTTAAAAAAACATGAACCCAGAGTCATACTCGATAGCATAGATGTGGATACAGATAATATGGATAAAAATATGTTATCTTTAGATTTGGCATATATTTTAACAGGTGAACCGCAGGGTGATACTGGTTTAACTAGAAGTCTAACCATCGAGTTACGGAGAGTAAGATAAATGTCTGTTTATAGTTCATTAGCGTCTGGTACAATATCACAAGGTTCTTCAGCGAGAAGCGAGAGTTCGAGCGTTCTCACAATTGATCCAAGCCAAATTCAAATTGGAAACATTGATTATGTTTCAATTAGAAGTAGCATTATAGAATATTTAAAAAATACAGAGGGACCGCTAAAAGATTATGATTTTGAAGGCTCTGCCATGGGCGTTCTTGTCGATGCCATCTCCTACAACACACTTTACTATGCTTTTTATTCAAATATGATTGCAAACGAGTTGTATATTGATACGGCTCAGAGAAGAGAATCTTTAGTTTCCCTAACAAAACCACTTGGTTTTGTTGTCCCGCAAGCCAGTTCGTCTAGAGCATCTTTATCGTTATCGGGGATTAATTCAAGAGTCCCAAAATATAGTAGATTTACGGGAATTGACGGTGATGGTAGAAGTTATGCTTTTTTCACTCTCAGAGACTATGATCCCGATATTGAGGGAAATATTGATGAAATAATCGTATTCGAGTCACAAAATTTAATATTGAATAGAGATGTGACCACCGACATTGATATTACAAATCAAGAATTAACAATTTTTGACCAAAGACTCGATATAAACTCAATTAGCATTGAGGTAAGTTCAGACGGTGGGACAACTTTCACTGAATATACTCGATCCTCATTTGTAAACTACGCTATCAACGAGGATAGTAGAATCTACTTTGTTGAAAACATAAACAAAGGTGTAAAAATTAAATTTGCCGCTAGAGGTAATGGTCTTTATTCTTCAGAGAATGTTAGCCTTAACACCGATAATGTTGGTAGAAAAATTAAAAATACCGATATCGTGAGAATAAGTTATGTTATTCCGACAGGTCAAGCATCCAATGGAATAAGAAGGTTTTCTTCCTCTGTTGGTGGGACAGTAAGATTACGAGTTCCAAGTTTTGGTGGTTCAGAGGGACCTGATTTAAATCTTGTTAAGTTTTTTGCACCAAAATGGTTCGCTGCACAAGACAGAGCAGTAACCAAAGATGACTATCGAGTTGCGGTATCTGATATATTTCCCCCCAATGCAGATCCTGATGAAAGTTTAGTTGTCTTTGGTGGAGAAGAAACCGATCCACCGTATTACGGAAGAGTTTTTGTTTCCTTTGCCGTTGACGAGGAGGGATTGACCGTTCTTGAATCATCCTCGGAAATTTTAGAAAGACTTCGAGAAAAGAGTCCAGTTGGAATAGTTCCAGAATATTTACAACCGTCTATAGTAACGCTAAACTTAAACTATTCATTTTCATTCTTTGGTTCGCAAACTCAGAGAAACAAATCCCAATTAGAAAGTGCCGTAAGAAATGCCGTTGATGATTTATACGGAAAAAGAAAGTTTAACACGATTTTTTACAAGAGTGATTTAATCACAGCGATTCAGAACGTCGATAATGCAATTGTTCCAATGGATCAAAATGATATCAGTTTTTCAGTTTCCAGAAACATAAGACCGTCAGTGAGTGGGAACACAGAATTTTCCTTTAAAAATTCACTGAACAGAGGATTTCCGGGCAGTGCTATTCAAACAAACACGTTTACCTCACCGAAGTTTGAAGCGGAGAATGTGTTTATTCAAGACTCAGGTGGTACAATTGATCAATATGGTTTTGGATCTCTTAGACTTGTCACTAGAACATCTAACAATCTTGTTTCTGTGGTTTCATCCGGCGGTGTCGGTCGAGTTAATTATAACACCGGAAGAGTGGTAATTTTTCCAAATGTTTTCACTGGTGAAATAACATTTACAAACAGAAATACCTCAGCCGCATATTCGGCAAGACAAGAAAATATTTTGCGTGTTCTGCAATCTAACGTTACAGTTACGGAGTTGTAATGTTTGGGTCTGTATTTAAAAACACACCACAAAATGAAACGTATCGCTTCAATGAAATCTATAACGATTACTTAAATAGATTTACACGAAAAGATAGAGATTTTCTACCACAAAACGCACCGATATATCCAGATAATCCCATTAATTTGTCAACACAAAGACAATCCGGTGTTGCGAATAATAACTATTTTTTATCACTACCAAAATGGTTATCAATATTAGGCTACACTGAATTTATTTCCTTTGTTGAGGAATATTTTGACTGGCTCTATACTTCAAATCCAAATGAAATTGGAGGATCTGGTTATTACTTAACATATGATGATATTTTTAAACTCATTGACTTAGACAAAATATCAAGGTTTGATTCTGAGGGTAGAGATGAATCTGCTCCGGGCTATGAGGGTGTTGCGGATTTTATTGAGAATAAGCCTTTAAGAGTGCAAGTTCTCAAATTTATATCTGGGGCATATGCTGAGATATTTGCAAATAAAATAGATCCAGATACATCTGAATTTAGAGATTTTTTGTTGGGCATCAGAGAAAATTTTTATCAAAGAAAAACAACAAAGGATGCACTAAAATATTATTTTGAAACATTATATTCTGTTTCAAACGCAAACGTCTTGGTATATGAGCCAAAGAAAAATGTCATACGATTAGATGGTGGTGTTCCTCAGTTTTATGATTTACCTTATGATGTTGGTTTTGCAGGGGATGGTGAATTTTTACCTGACTTATTTGACGGTGATGCGCCGGGGGTTGGTTATCAAAGATTGCAAGATAGTTACTGGTATCAGGACTTTTCATATTTAATTCAAATTGAAAACGATGCAGCAGAAAAATTCGTAATTGATGATGTCGCACAGGAACTTTACAAAAGCAGTGCTCACCCTGCTGGTTATAAAGTTTTCTTCAACGTGGTTGATAACGATTATGTTGAACCAGAGGATGTTGACGAAGATATTGGTGGCTCGGAAATACCTATTCTTGGAAACTACATTCCTTATCGTCTTAATGACAATCAAGGTTTAACCTATCCATCAGGCTGCACATATGATCTTGATGCTGACGGCTCTGGTGATGGATTTAAAACATTTGCTTATCCAGGCTGGGATCCAGAAATATTACCAGAGGGTTTCGGTAATTTTGGCAGTATAAATATTGGCAGGTTCTTTGTTCTTGAACCAAGATCAGACAGTCCAAACACAACTTTACCAGATTGTCCATAGGAGAGTTAATAGAATGGCAATAAAAAGCAGTCGATCATTTGGAGTAGATACAGCAAAGACGTTGTATGATACCATTCGTGGTGTCGATAGTAATTGGCTTTTGTTCGTTGGCGGAACTACAAGCAATCCAGAAAATGTTGATTCCGTAAATCAAGACATATCCTTATGGGAAGAAGCAAACTTTTTTCAAAAAATTAGGGCAAACGATGTACGAATCGTAACTCGAAAAGTTAATTGGGAAAGAGGACAAGTATATTATCCGTATCTTTCCGAGGGTCTCCCCACCGGAGTTTCTGGACCGGAACGAAACTATTACACGATTAACGACAAGGACGAAGTTTTTCTTTGTGTCGGAGCGAATGCGGAGAATCGTTATGATAAATTTGGACTCTCATCCTCCACGATCAAACCATCAAGAAGTAAAGATGATCAACTTCTTGAGGATGGGTATCGTTGGAAGTTTTTGTATAAACTCGATTTATCGGAATTTAAATTTGTCACTAAAGATTTAATGCCAATTCCTGATGTAAGAGAGTATGATAACATCTCTTCGAGTTCAACTAATAAAGAAGAGGCTTTTAGACGAGGATGCGGTCCAAACACTGGAGCGACTGGATCTGTCTGTTTCTATTATAACGAACCAGCAGTTGATTCAGTATCCGGTGTGGCATATCAAAAAGGTGACTTTGATTTCTGCACGGATCGCATAAATTGTTCTAAAGGTTTTGACATCGCAAAAAGATTAAACAGATCATATACATTTACAAAAGGTGGACTTTGCGGTAACTGTTCAAGCACAAAGTCATTTAAATTGGGATATGAACTTGCACTGGAAGATGCAAAAAATTTGAATCCAAACAGCAATTCTTATTTGCAAGCGAATGTTTACAAAGAGTCAATTGAAAACTCTGGACAATTAATTTCACTTTTTGTTGATCTCACTGGACTGGATGAAAATGATTTGAAAGTTTCGATTGAAAACCCATCTATAACGATTTCAAGTTTAAGTGGTGCGGGTGCAAGTGCTAGATTTTTAACTTTCAAGAAGGGACAAGATCACATCATTTATGGTGTTGAACTTTTGAGTCGGGGGAAAGGTTATCGAGATGTGGTGTTTAATAATGTTACAAACAATTTAGGTTCGAGACTTAAAGTCTCCATTGATTATAATGACGGTGTTTTTGCAAATCCGAGAAGAATTTTGAATGGCAACCGAGTTATGATTAAAGTTAATGTTAGAACAGACAAAATCGCAGACACTTTTGGAACAAATCAAACAACCTTTAATCGGTATGGAATCATACGAGATGTTAAAGTTGCAGGACAAAACTCTGAATATATCGCAGGGACTTTGCAAAATACGGACGAGATTGCAACTTTTTCAAATGTAACCAAAATAACAGTCAAACCAAATGTTGGAAGTTTTAGTTTTGTAAGTGGGGCCGAAACTTTAACTTCGGGAGGTTTGATTGTCGATAAAACAATCATTGAAAAAGAATCAAGCACCAATGATCAATTGAAACAAGAATTTTCAGGGAAAGGATCTCAACTTGTTTCCAACCAGTTGTCAGAATTTGGAGCCGACAACACATTTAGACCTTTTGGTGGGTTGAAAGTTGTAAACTATAAACAAAATTCCAGCACCGCTGCCAACGCTGACATAGAGGTTATAACAGGAAAAGACACTTTGAATTTGGCTAGAGGAGATAAAATTGCAGTTGGTTCAGACACAACCGATGAATTTGAAATTGACAATGTGTCACAGACTAGATCATTGATTCCCTACACAGGGAGCATAGTTTCTTCAAATCAAACAAGCATCACAACCTCTTCTGACGCACAAGAGGCAACATTCCAATTTATCTACACATTAGGAAAGTATTGAGGTAAACATGGCTAGAAGTCTGGTTCCATTTAAAATATCTGGTGAAGCGAGAACCCCGCTTTCAATTGCACCATATAATTCAAGATTTCCCATACATTATTTGAATGATGACGAGGAAGAATTAAATTACAAATATGTTGCCTTTAGACCGGGCTTTGCTCTTTCAAATAGTGAATTGAACGACATGCAAGAATTGTTTTACAAAGAACAAACTTGTATGGCATATATGATTAATAGTTGGTCATACTATATTGGAGAGCCATATGATGGATCTGGGGACGAGGGAAGTATTCGTTACGGTGGACCGGGGTGGAATGGTGCGACACCAATTACCCCGTATGGAGAGGGACTTTTACCACCCGACAATGTTGTTCCAAATATTAGTCTGAATGGAAACGAATACAATCTCGTTGATGTTGATGTTTCTGACTCAGAAGTAATAGTTCAATTTAATGAGGGTTATTATTACACACCAGTTAGAACTGACTCTGAATTGGATAATAATTTAAAGTATTTCGTTTACTTAAACTATATTGGCGCATTGGGTGAGGATCTGTTTACTGTCAGTATTCCACGATCATCGTCTGGTCAAACCTTCGTTGGGTTAAGTATGAGACAAAGATTTATTTTACCTGAACCAAGATCAAATGAGGCTAATACATCACAGGGTTCAGATTCTGTTGATTATGATTCTACACTTAGGGATAATTCTGCCGGATTTTTCAACGACAGTGCTTTGGGTGCTGCAAGAGTAAAAATAGAATTTACAAACGCAAGCAGTGCCGGAGAAAATGGACAAACTGATTTAGATGTGATTAGTCCAGTTTTATACATTGATCACACATCTAGAACCGTGCGATACATGAATAATTTAATTATCAGAAGGTATTGATATGGTAGATTTTCCCGGCATTGAGTTATGTGATTGCTTTGAGTGTCCAGATGCTGGGGGTGTTGCATGTCCTGAAGGTGGTTGGCTTGACGCATATAGTGATGCTCGAAGTTTATATCTAGTGCAATCAAAAAGTGTTGAGGACGAGTTAGTTGATTCTGAAGTCACCATTGCAAATTATCTTTACAAAACAAATGGGGATGATTGTGGAGATTGGCCATTCACAGTAAATCCGGGAATATCTGATCCTCCGTTTGGTGCTTTGCCAGAGTTGGGTTGGGAAAATAACAATCGTTGTCCGTGGGATTCAGACGGAAAAGCAGATATTAAACCTTTCTCTCCGTTAAACGCAAACGGTAATCCCACTTTAAACAGACAAGTAAAAATACTGTTTGACAATATAAGAAGTTGGTTATTTGCGACACCTAGAGAAACAGTCCCCGTTTTTTATGGTGAGGTGCAACGAGGCACGAAAGACCTAGGATTGTTGGGAGCAACAAGTATTACAGAAACTGTTACCCTATCAGAGTGTTACACAACACCATGTATTCCGAGCACTGTTTGTGCAGAAATAAGTGTTCCAGATAGAGGTTCGGATATTCGTAATTCTGATATCAATTATGGTTGCTTTTTTCTTCATCCGGAAAGAATTTGCAATCATGGTCGGACGCTTTTAAAAGAAAAAACAATTTCTTTAGCGGATTCTATAAAAGAATTACTAGTAGCCCCATATTCAAATTACGCACAATGTTGTTGTTCCGTTAGTGATCCTTCGGATAGGGAGTGTGTTTCTTCAACTTATGATACGGGAGGCTCCTTTGGAAATCCAAACGCACCTCGTGAGGAAAGTCCCAACGGTTGTTTGTTATATGATTGGGCAGGTGAGGGTGCCGTGAGCGGCATTTTACTACCATCATGTCTTTTCCCCAAACTAGGGGCTTCAATGTGGGGCACTCCATCTCAATTCCCACCAGACTATGAAACTCCTCCTGGCGGGCAGGTTCCGAGTATTCAAGACTCTCCGTGCTTTAGGACAATGTTAAAAGCAAGTGCTGGTCTTTTGCACGGATTTTATGTTATTACGGGTAAAATTTTATCAGCGTTGGAAGCGTTACAGATACCAATAGACAATTTTTGTGATACAATCATTTTAAAATGCAATGCACTTCTTGAGCAAGCATCGGATTATGAAAACAATCAAGATGTAGAAGTTTGTCCGTGCTATGTGCCAAAAATTGAAGCAATTTTACGGGTGTTTGAAGAGAAGAAAAAAATATATCAAAACTTATACGATTTTATTGCTTATATTTTTAGAGAGGAAGTCGTTGGTTGTGTTGGAGGAATTATTGGTCCTGAGCCAAGATGTAATGCGGTATCAACAGGTAAATTATCAACAGGAGTGCAATCTCCGTTTAGTGCAAGAACTATAGGATCACTTACAACAGCAAAGAGAGCGATTCGAGAATATGTCGGTGAACGAGACTTAATTAACATAGTTGACAATTCTTTAAGATTACCAGATACCGTTTATCCTTTGGACGCAGATGCACACATTGAAGGGTATGTGACAAACAGACCAAATAGTAATAAAAATTATAGGTACGTTGGTTTCATGAATGATTTTAATGTTAACTCACAAGACTTAAATGATGTTCAAGAGATCCAAACAGAAGAGCGAACAAATATCACTGACATTTTTTACAATTGGAGTTGGACGGGCGGAGGGCAGTATCCATATCAACCACCGGGTCAAAACTCACAAAACTTTGTCACACCAGAAACTGACGAAGAAGGGGTTATTAACCCAGGTCCAATAAAGGGTCCATTCTGGGATGGTGCCACTCCGTTTACTCCGAGCGATTTTAATATTTTTGTTGCACAATCCGGAGATTCATTCATTAACGCTGTGTCACCACCACTAGAATTTGATTTTGAAATCGACACAAACTCCTTGGTAATTTATTTTAATGAAAGCAATTATCACACGAGAATTACCACGGAGGACGCAAATAGTGTTGGAATGACGAATAAAATATATTTGAAACATCCAAATGAGGATTCATCAAACTTTATTGCAAAAGTTCCAGATAAGGACCAAGGATTAACAATCGTTGGATTGAAAATTAAAGAGAGTGTAAATACTCCGACTGAGGATCCTTCAATTCTTAGTGTCAACTCATCTAAACGAGGTGCAAATAGAATAGCATATGAGTTTTCTGGCGTCTCTACATCGTATGGAATTTCCGGTCCAACTGCGACAAATTTTGCTCCTGTTGTTTTTGTAGACCATATAAATAAGACAGTTAGGTATATGAACAACTTGCTGTTACACCGTTACAAATAATAACCGGGGAAAAGAATGGGCGTTGAAGATAATTCATTTCAAATAGAAGAACTAAATTCGAATACCTCATTCTTTGAGTGGGCATCGAAAACGAACACAGAGATAATTAACAAACTTAATCGTCTCAGAGTTTATGATGGTATTTCAGGTGACGGTATAAATGTCGTTGTTGGTTCAACGGCAGACAGTGTTGGTATTGGTGGAGCCGGAGTCTCTGCTGGTGATATGATGGTTGAACTTGCCGATGTTATTAATAAAGGACTTACATTCAACGGTGATATTTCCATTAACGGAACTTTAAATTATGATTTTCAGCAAGCATTTACTGGAGTTAGCACACTTAATACCAGTTTCACTGGAAACTCTGAAATCAAAATTGGTGATGTTGTTCGTTTTGATGCCGACCGGGGTGAGGGTGCTGGATTAACCTTAGCAAAAGCAAATTCAGCGACATCGGCAGAAGTTTTGGGTATTGTCATAGGTGATACCGAAGCCGAAGGACTTTCAATTGCTACACATGGTTTTGTTAATTTGCAAGGAAGAAAAGACCTTGATGCAAACTTCGGTCTTACCGCTGGTTGTGTTCACTTCTTGAGTGCAGACACTGGAGGTCAATTAACCACAGACGAAACAACTGTTGTCGGAACAGTTTCAAAACCAGTGTTGATCGCTACTGGAACAACCGCTGGTGTTCTGTTTAATTTTAGAGGACAATTTCTTAGCGGAACGGGTGGAACAGGTGCAGCACAGGGTGATAACAATGCGATGTTTATCACTGGTGTTGGTGGCACTTTCACTCGTGGAAAAGTTGTTTCATTCAACAACGGATCGTTTGAAATCACGAACGGGACAAATGCACAATCAATGGGATCTGTGTTAGGTGTTATCACAGAGGACAACGCTTCCGGTTTACCTTCTGGTGTTGTGAAAATTGTAACTAACGGATTTGTTGTCAAGTCACCAGTAAGTTTAGCGGGACCATTATTCGTTAATGCCAATGGTGATTTAGTTACGACTGATCCTGGCTCAAACTCATCTGTTATTGGAGTTGGCGTTATCATTGGTGGTGATTATGGATTGGTGATTCACCCAACAAATGGGGGAGTTGTTGGAGCCGCTGCGGGATCTGGAACAAACTTTACACCACCCGCACAGTATTCAAGAAACACACCACCAAACTTGTTTGGAAATACGGGTGCAACTGGAAACGCTTCATACGTTAACGACAACCTGATTGCAAACGGATCACTTACCATTTGGCAACGAGGAATTGGTATTGATGGGGCTCATGCGGCAACGGGACCAACATACTTCGCAGATAGGTGGGTTCGTTTAGATAGTTATGGAAATACTGGTTATTCCACATCAATTGAAAGAAAAGATTTTGCAAACACCCAAACACTCGTTGAGGGCAATCCTTTGTATTTTGCTAGACTTTCAAATGTTGCTCACGGAGTGACAAACTCAGCAATACAATTCTCACACATTGAAAATAGAGTTGAGGGTGCAGATTCATTCCGTGGAGAAAATTTAACTCTCTCTTTCTATGCTAGGAGAGTTGGTGGTGACGCTGGTGCAACATGTGAGGCATTCATTAAGCAAAATTATAACGGCCTAACCAATGAAACAAAAACAAGTGTTGGAACGTTTGAACTAGGAACAGATTTTACTAAGTATGTCACAGTGTTTAATGTCCCAGAGATGGAATCTGCTCCAACAGGAACAACGAACTACTTCGCAGTCGGCATAGATGTAACTAAACTCAACGCAACGATTGACTTGGCACAAGTTAAACTTGAAAAGGGAACTGCATCCACTCCGGTGACAGAAAAAACAATTGAGGAAGAATATATTCCGTGTGCGAGATTTTATCAAAGAAGTTATGCACCAGATATGATAACTGGAACGTCAACTTCGATAAACAACATACCAGATTCAACTTCTGTAAACTTTAAAGTGTTGGCTCCTGAAAATGATCAGTATGAAAGATTCCCACATAGAATGAGGGCAACTCCAACGATCACTCTACACTCAGCGTTTGATGGAACAACTGGGGATGCCTATAATCGCACGGCAGGAAAAAATATGAAACTCACCGCAGGTGGAAAAGGTCTTAATTTTGCACCAAGATCAGCCCCAGCGGGTGCGGAGACTATAACCGTGCAGCAAATAACAAAAGATGGTATTTTGCTTAAAGCACTTAACGGATTTGCAAACTTTGATTCAGTTGCTGTTCATTATGTTGCAGATGCCGACCTAAATAACAACGTTGATCCTTCAGAAAGTTCATGAGGTAATAAATGTCGAGTTGCTCAGCCAGTTCTAATATTTTTTCTAACATAAATGCAATTGGATTAAATTCAGTTGGATCTAGAATTATTGCAACCGTCCCTAAAGTTAGCACAGAATATAGTGTTGATCCTCAAATTGTGGCAGGGAGTGTGGTGCGTTATGATGTGAGTAATCCTGACAGTAAACACTGGATTGAAGCAAGAGCCAATTTGGTTGAAAATGCAGAAGTTGTCGGTGTTGTCGAAAGTATAGATGACACAAATTTGTATATTGTTATTTTTGGACAAATTAATTATCCCACTGGTAGACTGATAAATCAAACTGTTGAGGGTTATTTAGATGGAGCGAGTGGTGGAAATGATATTTACTTTTTGAGTGCTGGAACCTCTGGTGATTTGGTTAACATCGCACCAGACAATCCAACCGAAATTGTAAAACCCGTTCTTCAAATGGCTGATGATGGAACAAATAACGCAATAGTTTTAAACTACATTGGGTATGCAGTTGGTGGTGAAATTGCCGGCACTGATGAATCTGAACTTGTTGGTCAAGTCATGACATACATTGATAATGGACAACCATTAAATAATAATTTTATCAAAGTAAGCGATGGTGTTCAAAGTTTATCGGTTTCTAATTATGAAGAACTTTTCAATATTTTCGGTTCAACCTATGGAGCGACTTATGTGATGACACTAAGCACTCCAGTTGTTACTTCATTAAAAGGAAAAACACTGATTCAGAAAAATAAAGGAAAAAATACTCGTTTTAATATTTTTGTTTCGGATGTTGACACCACAAACAATACGATAACTTTTGATAAAAATGGAGATACATTTTTAGATTTGACTAAGCCTATTTACGATCAGAATAAAGCGTATGATGTAGCATCAATTCGTCAAACACATTTTAATCTTCCACAAATTACAGTCCTATCAAATATATTCAATGTTGCCGGAACGGGATCACTTTTAAGTCAAACGGCACAAATGTCTGTTGCAATGCGAGCAAGAACTTTGACAGGTGTAAACATACCATCGAGAGTGAAAGTTAAAGAATTAGAAGTAACAACTAAACTGACAACAAAAACAAATGATTCTTCAGAAATTTCTGACATCAACGACAAGGTTAACACACTAGACACCCAACTTGCTTCACTGAAAACTCGACTCGGAGTTTCATAATGCCCATCATATATGGTAGTAGTGCTTTTCGCAACACCGGAACAGGTCCGACTGGAGCAACTGGGCCGACTGGTCCCACGGGGGGAACTGGATCCACTGGATCTTTAGGCCCAATCGGAAACGTTGGTCCTACAGGAGAAAGTTTCTCTGCTATCATTCCAAATAGTGATAATACCTCAATTATATTTGTTACAGAAACTGAGCATGGGATCACATATGGTAGAACAATTGATGCGATCTATAACTCTGGTTCAACAGCCATTCTTGGAAATACAGGAACTTCAACACAACTCGCAAACTTTACAAACATTGGAACTGGAGTTAGTTTAGGTGCAACGTTTGATTTAAATTCAATTTCCCTCAGAAAAATAAACGTTAAAGGTAATTATCTTTCCATCTCTGGTGTTGGAGATGGTGGCGGTATAGAAATTAATTATGATATTATTGGATCCGGATATACTGATCTTGCCTCTGGATTAACTGGACAACTTGTAGAATTTAACACATCCAGTAATTTAGCAGGAATCGCTGGCACAACGGCAGATTTGTCCAACTCAATTGGAAGCAAAGTTAAAAAGTTAACTGTTGAAAGTTACAGAGAACCTGTTCGTCATATTCACAGCGTTGATGACAATGTTACTTTAGATACGTTTGGAACAGATGGTCTGGGGGCTCGTGTTTCTATTGATGTAAATGATAGAGATTATTCTCAAAAGAATCCAAAAGGAGCGAAAACATTTATTATCAATGTTCCTACTCTTATTCCACAAGAAGATCGTCAGCAATACCATCCAGTTGAGATATTACTATCTGGAGTGGATGTTTTCGACGGCATGGAAACTTTCTTTGTCATAGTAGACGGTGGTGAACCAAATCAAACATCACCGAGATTTACAACAAGTCAAGGATCAGAGTTTGAAATTATCCATCCATCAAACTCTCAGCCGTGTTGGAGTGGCGGTAGAGATGTT